GAGCAGTTAATGCACCTTGACCTTGAGAGTCTCCACCAGCAAATGGATTAGCAACTAATCCATATCTCGTTTTAAACCCAATTTTTGGCTGAAAGTTTCCAGTATCAACAGCACGAACCATCTGTAGAGGTACATATGGACAATAGAAAAGACCTGAATCATATGCATTAGAACCTTTATACCCGATAACAGCAAATTCACGAGCAGAAGAGATTGGTGCATAAGGATCGATGTATACTTTAATTCGACCAAATAGAGTACCAGCAAAGGTGTTTCCAGTATCATCAACAGTTAAGTTAACCTGAGAATTTAATGCTGATTGATAGTCAAGAATACCAGCCATAGCTAGAGCAGATGCAACGTCAGAGCTAACGATCATAACGTTACCTTTACCTCTACGTGTAGTCTTTGCAATGGTGTTAGCTTCACGTTCAATCTGGAAAGCTAGACCTTTAATTTTTTCAACCATCCAGCGACCATTTGAATCGGTATCTAGATCGAAGGTACCAGCAGTAGTAGTTCCAACAGCACAACCAGTTTTAGCTACACCATAGATAGTACGAACAACTTCACGGTTGATTTCAGCTAAGATTTCTGAACTTAGAATGTTGCTTAGTTCAGTTTCAGCATCTAAACCATGAACAGCTTTTAGATCTTGAGCTAACTCTAAAGAATACTCAGCTTTTAATGCACGAGTCTTAGCAGTTACAGTTACTTTCTCAATACTGAAACCCATCTCTTGGAAGGTTAGATTTTCAGCAGTAGCGGTTGGCATTGCTACACCAGTTTGAGCGTTAACATTGAAGGTTGCTGAAGTATTAGCTACAACGTCAACTCCTAATGTTACTTGTGCTGGAGTAGTATTTCCAGAGTAAGCAGTATCAGCCTCACCATAGAAAGCCTCTGCTGCTCCATTCTGCATATCTCGATTAGTTCCATAGGTAGTTCTCATGGCAAAGATCAATCCAGTAGGACCGGACATTGGCTGAACACCACAAACATCATAAGCGATTAGATTAGGTAGAGAACGACGAACTAGACTAATAAGAATAGGATCGAAACCAGCAACAGGACCAGTAGCAGTAGAACCACCACTGAAACCACCAGTACCAACAGAGTTAGCAGGTAGACCCTCTTGAAGGATACTAGATGCCTTACCCATTTCTATAGCTTGATTCTCTAAAATAACAGCGGTAACTGCTCTTCGGTATGGGTCAGATACTGGTGTAAGATCTGGATGATCTAGTACTGATGCCCATTTTGTTTGTAAATCTTCTGATAAATACATTTAATTATATCTCCTTATTTTATTTTATTTCTTAGATTTTGAAATTGCTTGACTAACAGCAGCTACAAAAGGATCATTGATAATAACCTTCTTGTCATCCTCAGTTTCTACACTCTCATGTAGTTGTGATTCATCTGCCTTTTTAACACCAGTAGGAAAATAGTTCTCTCTGATAATAGCAAGTTTCTCTTGGTATTCTTCCTCTGTGGAAAAATCTACACTTTCTGCAAGTGTTTTAATTTTCTCAACTTGTGTATCAGCTAGTCCTTCACATACTGTATGAACTACTTCTTGTTTCCTTGATTCAACTAGTTGTTTCTTATACTCAATACCACGACTAATCTCTTCATCTAGTTTTGCTTCTAGATCTACAACCTTACCAGAAAGTTCATCAACAAGATCAACCTTCTCTTCTGGAATATCGATGTAATGCTCGGTGAATAGATTCTTAAGTCCAGAAATAAACTCTTCAGCTAATTCAGAACGTAGACCTGTTTCAATAGCGATTTGATTTTCTTCAATCCACTGCTCAATTACGTATGAAAGATAATCATCAACCTTCTGTGATAGATCTTCCTGTATCTTCTGAACAGCTTCTTCTAACATACCTGCATACTGAGTCTCGATTTCCTCGGTGATCTGTGTAATACGATCATGAACACGAGCCTCAAAGATAGTTGCAGCTTTTACTTTAAAATCTTCAGAAATTGTGTCATCCTCAAAGATAGCTTCAATATCCTGATCAACATCTTCTTTCTTCAGTGATGTTGATGGCATTTTTGAAGATGCATCAGATGATTTAGTTTTAGGTGCTTCAGCAGATTTAGCACCCTTAGTTGTATCTAGTTTTTCAGAGTCACCTGTTGGCTTACCATCTTGAGGTGTTGGTCCTCCGATATCTAATACCTCACCAGGAAGCTTTTCAGTAGGCATTGATTTTGCCTTTGATTTGCTTCCAGATAAGATATCTGCTGCTGCTTCCATTAGTTTATTTGTTGACATATAAGAG